ATGCGAACGCCGATGCTCTGCTACTGGCTGAGTTGGCGTTCAGGCAGGGGTATGAAACGAACGCTTAAACACAATGGAAACAACAACATGAAAACACAGGGAGAAAACTACACCGCATACAATATGGATTGCGTCGATCTAGCGTCGCGCCTTCCCGATAATTCAATAGACCTCAGCGTCTATTCTCCGCCATTCGCAAACCTCTATATCTACGGCGATTCCGTCGCGGATATGGGTAACTGCAAGGATGATGCGGAGTTCTTTGAGCAATACCGATTCCTGATCCGCGAAAAGCTCAGGATCACAAAGCCAGGCAGGCTCTCATGCGTTCATTGCATGGATCTTCCCACATCTAAAACAATGCACGGATACATCGGTCGTCGGGACTTCTCCGGCGAGATCATCCGTGCCCATATCGACGAGGGTTGGATTTTCCATTGCCGCGTCACAGTCTGGAAAGATCCAGTCGTGGAAATGCAGCGCACGAAGGCCATGGGATTGCTTCACAAGACCATCAAGCGCGACTCCACCAAGTCCCGCATGGGCAACCCGGACTATCTTCTTGTTTTCTACAAGCAAGGCGACAACCCGGAACCAGTCACACATACCGCCGATGAGTTCCCGGTTGACCAATGGCAGCAATGGGCAAGCCCGGTCTGGATGGATATTAACCAGACCAACGTCCTAAGCAAAAAGGGCGCACGGGATGAGAAGGATGAGAAGCACGTTTGCCCGCTGCAACTCGACTTCATCCGCCGATGCCTTGTTCTCTGGTCAAATCCAGGCGAAACGATCTTCTCCCCATTCATGGGGATTGGGAGCGAGGGATATGAGGCTATCCGCAATGACCGCAAGTTCATCGGAAGTGAGCTGAAGCCCTCATATTTCAAGCAGGCAGCGCAAAACCTCGCAATGGCCGAATCAGAAAAGGAGGTATTGATATGATCGCTTCCTATTCCGAACTGCTCGAAAGGAAAAAGGGGCTTGCCGGGAATCGTCCCACAACCATCGAATGCAACCCGCACCCTAACGCGAAACCTCACCAAGCGCATTGCCTTAACCGACTACTAAGGATGCAGCGCGGGGCGGCGTTCCTTGACACCGGACTAGGTAAGACATTTCTGCAACTCGATTGGGCGCGACATATTCCGGGCGAGGTTCTAATCCTTGCTCCGCTCGCCGTGGCGCAGCAGACCGCAGACGAGGCAGGCGAATTGCTTGGAATGAATGTTGGCGTTTCCCGTGACGGCAGCGTCAAGGAGCGTGTGACAATCGCCAACTATGAGCGGGCGCACCTTTTCGACACGTCCCGATTCGCTGGGATCGTGCTGGATGAGAGTTCAATCCTAAAAGGGCAAACATCGAAGACCCGCGCATGGCTTACCGAGACATTCGCAGCGACACCATACCGGCTTGCTTGCACGGCGACACCATCACCGAACGATCACACGGAGCTTGGGAATCATTCCGACTTCCTTGGCGTGATGAACTCACAGGAAATGCTGACCCGATGGTTTATCCATGATTCGATGAATACGGCGGATTGGCGATTGAAAGGCCATGCTGTTGAATCATTCTGGGAATGGGTTGGATCATGGGCAGCGTGCGTGACCCTGCCAAGCGATCTGGGATTTGAGGATGAAGGATACGCATTGCCGCCACTTACCACCGAAACGCACGTTTGCCGGACTCCCACGCAGTTCAACAGCGCGGAGGAGCTTTTCAGCCTGCCCAGCGTATCGGCAACCGACCTACACGGAACCAAGAAGCTAACACTTGAGGATAGGTGCAAGGGTGTGGCGGGTATGGTAAATGGATCAAGTGAGCCGTGGATTGTATGGTGTGAAAGCAACGAGGAAAGCGACCTTCTCACGAAGATGATTCCCGACGCTGTAGAAGTGAAGGGGTCGCAGACAATCGACCAGAAAGAAGCTAGGTTGGCGGCATTCACCAAAGGGCAAGCCCGCGTCATTATCAGTAAGCCGAAAATATGCGGATTTGGGATGAACTGGCAGCATTGCAGCAATATGGCGTTCGCTTCGATTTCATACAGCTACGAGTCGTTTTATCAGGCTGTGCGTCGCGTATGGCGTTTCGGCCAAAAGAGCGCAGTCAATATCCATGTCTTTATCTCGGACGCGGAGCTTCCTGTCTGGCGCGAGATTGAGCGCAAGGCGGCGGATCACCAGACGATGAAGGATCACATGAAAATGGCAATCGGCACTTATCGGATGAGCGAGACGAAACAAGAATACAGGCCACCCACCTATATCGAGCTTCCAACTTGGATCACGGAAAGGAAATCAGCATGAACGCACCAATCATCACGAAAGACGACATCCGGGAGGCCGCCAACCTCCTCCGCCGATACAACGAATGGCGGCGCGGCGCTGAGCAGGAAATGGAAAACCCGACCGAGATCGGCAAGGCGCTTGATCTGGCCTGCGGGGTTTTGGAGCGGGCGGAGGAAGACGAGGAAATCGCATCCCTGAAAAGGATGCTTGAGAAGACACGGGGGCAGCTATCCAAGGCGCTTGACGCGGTGATCACATTATCCGTCCGCAACCTGGAGTTGATCGCGGAAAACAAGAAGGGGAGGGCGAGCTAATGGGAGTTAAACAGAAGAAAGCAATTCCTGCATCAGCTAGGAAGGCATTGGCACTAAACGCCGGATTCAGCCTTGGGGGAAGGATTTCATGCAACTGCGCCAAGTGTGGCAAGGAAGGTGAAATCGTCGGATTTACCAAAAGGAACGGACAGCCTTCACAATGGTTCTGTATTTCCGGGCTGGAGATCGACCATATCCACCCAGAATCAAAGGGTGGAACCGCTGAAGTTTCAAATCTCCAGCTACTTTGCCGCAAGTGCAACCGCACGAAAGGAGATCGCGTAGAATGAGAATCCGCACAGTAAAACCTGAGTTCTTCACCCACGAAGCCCTTTACGACGCAGAGAGCGCCGAAAAGCTACCGCTCCGCATTGCCTTCATCGGCCTATGGTGTGCGGCAGACCGCGAAGGGCGATTCAAATGGGAGCCTCGCCGCCTGGGTGTGCAGATCCTCCCATACGATCAAATCAACTTTTCACGCGTGCTTGACGTGTTGACCACGCGTGGATTCATCGTGAGATACGCGTCGGACACGGGTGAATTTGGGTGGATTCCGAGCTTCCCACGCCATCAGGTCATAAACAACCGTGAAAGGGACAGTGAACTTCCAAACCCCAATGAATGTAAGGGTTCTGACGCGTGCGGCACGCGTGAACCACGCGTTGACCACGCGGGGAAAGCGGAAGGGAAGGGAAAGGAAGGGAATAAGGAAGGGAAGGAGATACCCCCTAACCCCCAAGGGGGGACGGGTAAGCCTCGAAAAAGGAAATCCAATCCAGACAACCAGCGAGTCGAGGAGAACACGCCAACCATGATCCGCATCAACGATTGGTTCGGTCGCCGCCCAGATACCCTCTGGACGATCACCGAAGCCCGGGCTCTTGAGGAGATCAACCCATCGGAAGCTGAGTTGGACGGCATGGAACTTTTCTACACCGCGAACGAAGACCCGAAAGACCCACTGTTCCGCCGCACAAACCTAATCACGATGCTCAACAACTGGCGCAAGACCGAACTCGACAAGGCTCGGGGATTCGCCCGGAAACAAAGGGGGGCGGCGTAATGGACGAAGACCACCACATCGACGCACTCCCCCACGCAGCCGGGATCGAGAAAGCCGTCTTGTCCGTTTTCCTCCAATACCCCGAGGCATGGCACGAAAAGGGCGATCTTGCACCCGATTGGCTCTACCTCCCCGCCCATCGCCTGCTTTTCGAGGCGATCGCGGAAACCATCGAAAAAGGCAATCCGGTTGAGCTTGTCTCGCTTGTGCAGATGCTCGCTGACACCGGGCGGCTGACGGCAATCGGTGGCCCCGGTTATGTCGCGGAGGTTTACGGCTACCAGCCAAGCCCGAACCACCTGCAAAAGCACATTTCGATGCTCCGTTCCAAGCTGGCGTGCCGGATGGTGATCGAGACAGCCGCACAAATGCGCGAGGTTGCCTCACAAGCCCCTGACGACTCCGAATTGATAGATTGCACCGGATCGCCCATCACGGCGATTCTGGACACACTCACGGGGTCAAAACAGGCACCTGACGCGAAGGAGCTGGGGAAGCTATGGTGGGAGAACTACCAGAAGCTCGTCCGGGGCGAGAAATTGCCGATGGGGATTCAGACCGGGATATGGGAAATCGACAACGCCCTGCGCGGACTTCATGCCGGCCACATCGGGGTCATTTCCGCCCGCTCATCCGGGGGCAAGTCCACCCTGGCGACCCAGATCATGTGCGGGATCGCATCGCCTGAGAATCCCGTGCTTTACCTGCCACTGGAGGGAACGGTTGAGGCGGCATATTCCCGCTGCATCATTCAGACATCCAGATTGGAGGCTTCAGCGATCACATCACCCGCCGAATATGCTCAGTTGAACGGACGCAAGACGATTTCCAAGGAAGAGGAGAAGCAAGTCGGCGCCGCCTTGCGGAAGATGGTTGCGGGAGGATTCCACTTCGACCCGCCAGCAAACAGGAAGATTCAAACCATCGTTTCGACAATTCGCCGCGCACATCGGCGCCATGGGGTAAAAGTGGCATTTGTCGATTACGTCCAACTAATCCGGGGCGAAAAGGGACTCACGAAAGAGCAGGAAATCATGGGTATATCCAACACCCTGCAAGAACTCGCCGCCGAACTGCAAATCTTCATCGGGATCATGTCACAGGAGAACAGCGAGGGCGAAACCAAGCATGCCCGAGCCATCGAGGAGGATTCGGACTGGACGCTCTCAATCGTGCAGAACCAGGACAAGAAGAGCGATCACTACAAGATCCACAAGCACATACTGATTACCAAGGACAGGCACAACGGGCGCGGCGGGGACAAGCTGCCGCTGATACTCGACAGGAAGCATGTCCGGTTCGTCACAGGCAAGGACGAAACCGAGGAAGCAAAGCCAGCAAAACGCCAACCAGCGAAATTCTAAT